CCCCCACCCCCCGGATCCACGCAAGCCCCCCCGTCATGGATACCTTGCACCTATGAGATTTTGTTTCTATACTCCACACAACAGCTTTGGCTTGCGGAAAGGCATTACTTATTATGGCGTTGGCGATAAAACCCGAGTTCGGGATAGAGATACCCCTCAATGTTCCCTATCTTGACCTGCGAAAGCGGGCAGAAGCGGCGTGTAAAACCCTCCAACAGCTGCAAGAACACGGGCTGGATATAGAACCCACGGACGAAGACAACGAAGTAGCTGCGATTCTTGTGACCGCGTACGCCAAAGACGCGGAAAAAACTTCAAAAACGGTTTCAAACGCCAATGTCGCCCAGCTTACCCCCGCCTCCTTGATACAAACCGCGGCCATCCTCAGAGAGTTTGGGCAAATTGTGGCGACACACGCTGCGGAAATCCGACATACCGTGGTAAACAAACTCATTTTAGAGACTGAAAACCCCGATGCACGGGTACGGGTGAAGGCGTTAGAGCTTCTGGGGCGCATGACAGAGGTGGGGCTGTTCACTGAACGTAAAGAGATAATGGTAACTCACCAAACTTCGGACGAACTACGCGAAAAGCTCCGGGAAAAACTCCAAACCCTCAAGAAAAATAGCCAAGGGGTGTACGAAGTCGCTGAATTTGTGGGCGTAGAAGCCGAAGAAGGGGAAAGCGGCGACGAAACGAGCGACGAAGAGGCGGATACTCTTGTATGAGCCCCTCATCCAGCAAGAAAACAGATTTGCGGGTAAAAGCTCTCCCCCCTGAGTTCACCGAAGAAGAACTTGAGCTTATTCTAGCCAATCTGGACACGTATTCCCCGGAAGAGCAGGCAGAGATTTATAAAATAGTAGACGAGTTGACCGTCCGCAAACAAGCTGAAGCGGCGTATAACGATTTAATCGCTTTTTGCTGCGCAATGCAGCCGGACTATAAGGTGGGTAAACACCATCGGATATTGGCAAACCTGCTCATGGATATTGAACGTGGGAAAACCTACGGGGAGAAAGACGTAGATACCGGCGCAGGCAAAGACCGTATATGCGTAAATATGCCTCCTAGACACGGGAAATCCCAGTTAGCTTCTGTCATGTTCCCGGCGTGGTTTTTGGGGCGAAACCCCGACAAGAAAGTGATGATGGTGTCCCACACAACCGATTTGGCTGTAACCGTGGGTCGTAAGGTGCGTAATTTAATCTCAACTCCCGAATATCAGGCCATATTCCCTAACGTGCAGTTGGCAGCGGACAGCAAAAGCGCAGGCAGGTGGGACACAAACCAAGGCGGAGAGTACTACGCATGTGGAGTGGGTAGCTCTATCGCGGGGCGAGGAGCCCACCTGCTACTTATCGACGACCCCCATTCGGAGCAAGACGTCCTCAACGGTAACTTTGGGGTGTTTGAAAAAGCGTACGAATGGTTCACGTACGGTGCCCGCACACGCCTAATGCCCAACGGGCGGGTAGCAATAATCCAGACACGTTGGCACCTTGACGACCTGACCGGGCGCGTTACACGGGACATGGCGCAAAACGAGCAGGCGGATCAGTATGAGGTTGTTGAGTTCCCCGCTCTATTAGAAGTTGAAACAAAAAAGCCAGACCCGCACAACCCCGACTCCCCCACAACAAAGATAATAGAAAAACCGCTGTGGCCTGAGTTTTTTTCACTGCGAGCGTTGCTGCAGACTAAAGCCTCTATGCCGTTGTTCCAGTGGAACGCACAGTACCAGCAAAAACCAACGGCGGAAGAAGCGGCTATTATAAAGAGGGAGTGGTGGAAGGAGTGGCCGCATGAAGACCCGCCCGAGTGCGAGTACATAATAATGGCGCTGGACGCTGCGGCGGAAACGAACAACCGTGCCGACTACACAGCGTTAACTACATGGGGTGTTTTCTACGACGACCAAGAGAATTGTTACTCTATTATTTTGCTAAACTCTATAAAGCGACGGATGGAGTTTTTTGAACTTAAAGAGCTGGCACATAAAGAGTACTTGTTCTGGGAGCCTGATGCGTTTGTAGTGGAGAAAAAGTCCAGCGGGACTCCCCTGTATCAGGAGATGCGCAGGGTAGGTTTGTTGGTGCAAGAGTACACCCCCCACCGCGGTTCTGGAGATAAAATAGCGCGTTTGAACTCGGTGGCTGATATAGTGCGGTCGGGTTTGGTTTGGGTTCCACGAACACGTTGGGCCGAAGAGCTGGTGGAAGAGCTTGCGGGGTTTCCATTTATGTCGAACGATGACTTGGTGGACTCCACTATTATGGCGTTCATGCGGTTCCGGCAAGGGGGGTTCCTGCGGTTGCCCTCGGACCAAGCAGATGAGCCCTTAAACCGTGGGCACCGTAGCGGATATTATTGAGGAGCCAAGAAAATGGCAATTGAACGCAGCTTGTATGAGATGCCACAGGGGCTACCGACCGAAGGTCTTGGTATTGAAATCGAGATGGACGCGGGCCCGACAGAAGCCGAGATCACAATGCTCGAGGATGGCGGTGTCGAAGTCACCCTGTCCCCGGAAGATGTCTCCGACGAAGAGCTGGACGCCGCTCCGTTCGACGCCAACTTGGCCGAGTACCTTGAAGAAGGGGTGTTGTTGGAGCTGGCCACTGAGCTGACTGGGGCAGTGGAGGCTGACATCAACAGCCGCAAGGACTGGGCGGACACGTTCGTCAAGGGTCTTTCCGTGCTGGGCTTCAAGTACGAGGAGCGCACCGACCCGTGGGAAGGCGCCTGTGGCGTGTACTCCACCGTGCTGGCCGAGGCGGTAATCCGCTTCCAAGCAGAGGCAATGTCCGAGACGTTTCCTGCAGCGGGGCCTGTCAGAACCAAGATTATTGGGGAAGTTACCCGAGAAAAAGAAGACGCAGCCATGCGTGTTCAAGAGGACATGAACTACGAGATAACCGAGGTAATGAGCGAGTACAGGCCCGAGCATGAGCGGATGCTGTACACCCTCGGTTTGGGAGGCTCCTCATTCAAGAAAGTGTATTTTGACCCCAACATCGGACGGCAGGTGGCCATTTTTATACCTCCGGAAGACGTCATTGTGCCTTACGGCGCCTCTACTATAGAGAGTGCCGAAAGAGTAACGCACGTGATGCGTAAAACTAAGAACGAGATGGCTAAACTTCAGGCATCCGGGTTTTACGCAGACGTCTCACTGGGCGATCCAGTGCCGTACCACACCGATATAGAAGAGAAAAAAGCCGAAGAGGGTGGATATTCTCTTACTGATGATGACCGATACAGCATTTACGAGATACACGCCGAGCTAATTATAGACGGGGTTGATGCTGAAGGTGATGGAGACGACGACACGATACAAATTGCCAAGCCGTACGTCGTTACCATTGAGCGCGGGGCCAATAAAGTGCTCGCGGTACGCCGAAATTGGAACCCAGACGACCCCCTGATGCTGAAAAGACAGCATTTCGTGCACTACGTGTACGTTCCGGGCTTCGGATTCTACGGTTTGGGGCTGATTCACATCATCGGCGGCTACGCAAAGGCCGGAACCTCACTGATTCGTCAACTTGTTGACGCCGGCACCTTGAATAACCTGCCCGGGGGCCTGAAAACCCGCGGTTTGCGCGTAAAAGGTGACGATACACCCATTGCACCGGGCGAATTCCGTGATGTAGACGTGCCCAGCGGCTCTATCCGCGACAATATAATGGCGCTTCCGTACAAAGAGCCCAGCCAGACCCTACTGGCGCTTTTGAACCAGATCACTGAAGAAGGACGTCGTTTGGGAGCAATCTCAGACATGAATATCAGTGACATGAGCGCAAACGCGCCAGTAGGGACCACACTCGCCCTGCTGGAACGGACCCTAAAACCCATGGCTGCGGTCCAGTCGCGGGTCCACTACGCGATGAAGCAGGAGTTCAAGCTGCTCAAGGCGATTATCGCTGAGTACGCCCCGCTCGAGTATACGTACACCCCAGATCGTGCCCAACCTCGTGCCAAGCAGTCAGACTATGCAGTGGTCGACGTCATCCCGGTCAGTGATCCGAATAGCAGCACGATGGCGCAGCGAGTAGTGCAGTACCAAGCTGTGCTCCAGATGTCGCAGACAGCCCCGCAGATTTACGACCTGCCGCAGCTGCACAGGCAGATGATCGAGGTGTTGGGGGTTAAAAACGCGGACAAGATCATACCGACAACCGCTGACATGAAACCGGTAGACCCTGTCAGCGAGAACATGAACGTGTTGGTGAACAAGCCGGTCAAAGCGTTTATTACTCAAGACCACGACGCACACATCGCTACGCACCAGTCGTTCATGCAAGACCCGCAGATCGCTGCATTTATGGGGCAGAACCCTGCAGCGCAGCAAATGATGGGGGCGCTGACTGCGCACATTGCCGAGCATATTGCGTTCTCGTATCGACAGCAGATAGAAAGTGCGCTGGGCGCACCAATGCCGGCGCCAAATGCTGAGTTGCCAGAAGAGCTGGAAGTGAAATTGTCCAGCATGATTGCCGAAGCTGCCCAGCAGAACACCCAGCAGAAGCAGGCACAAGCTGCGCAGCAAGCAGCCCAGCAACAGGCGCAAGACCCGATCATGCAGATGCAGATGCAAGAGCTGCAGATTAAAGCAGCGGAGCAGCAGCGCAAGGGCCAGAAAGACCAGACGGACGCGCAGCTTGCAGGCGCTAGACTGCAGCTGGATGCCCAGAAGGCGCAGGCTACCTCAACTCTGGAGGCCGCACGTATCGCAGCGATGACCGATCAAGCTGACGCACGACAGAACTTGGATGAAGCCAAGGCGATCATGGACCTTACTAAAGCGCAAACGCCGGAGAGTGGCCGTGGCTAAAACCGTATTTGACGTGTTGGATGATCGGATAGCGAAAGCTATCCACGACAATGAGGAATTTGTAACCTCTGGTGGGGCTAAGACCCTAGAGGGGTACAAAGAAGCGTGCGGGGTAATCCGGGGTCTAGCTCTGGCACGGCGAGAACTACAAGACCTTGCGAAAAACTATATGGAAGAGAACGATGATTGAACTGACGGGAACGATGACGGCGCTCGAGAAAAAACGCAAAGTGAAAATAGATGAGGCGGAAACGGCGCAAGCCGCGCTTGAATCCGCTATACCTAAACCAACGGGGTACCACATCCTGATTGCGCTACCAAACGTGGAAGAAACCTTCGGGGAGTCCATGCTGATAAAGGCCGACAAAACAGTGCGTGAGGAGTACATCCTTTCCACTATTGGGCTGGTGCTCGATATGGGCGACCAAGCCTATAACGACAAGGACCGATTCTCCGCGGGCCCGTGGTGTAAACCGGGGGACTACGTGATGTTTCGAGCAAATACAGGCACGCGATTCAAGATTGGTACGCAAGAGTACCGACTCATGAATGACGATTCCATCCAAGCAATTGTGCCCAATCCGAGAGCCATCTCTCGCGCATAAGGAGTAAACCATGGCAATGCAGCAGGTAGAATTTGATTTTCCGGACCCCGATAAAGTGACGGCGACGTCTATAGAAGTGGAACAGGATGTTGATGATCCGCGCCTTGAAATTGAAGGGGCTGTTGGTAGAGAGACCGTCGGTAAGAAAAAGAAAAACCTGAAAGTGGATGACGTCGAGATAGAAATTGTTGACGACGTCCCCCCGGGTGACAGAAATAGAAAGCCGTCGGCCCCGCCCGAAGGAGTCACCGACGAAGAGCTGGAAAACTACTCCGACAAGGTGAAGAAGCGCATTCAGCACTTCAGCAAAGGCTACCACGACGAGCGTCGGGCCAAAGAACAAGCCCTGCGCGAGCGAGAGGAGCTGGAGCGATACGCAAGAGTTCTCGTCGAAGAGAACCAGAAGCTCAAGGGTTCCGTCGATAAAGGGCACAACGCCCTGATTGAGTCTGCCAAAAAGCAGGTTCTGGCCGAGGTGCAGGCCGCGAAACAGAAGTACAAAGAAGCCTACGAAACCGGTGGGACTGACGCTATTATCGCTGCCCAAGAAAGCTTGAACTCTGCCCAAATACGCATGGATAAGGTCAATAACCTAGCTCCTCGGGCGCAGCCGCCGGAAGCACGGACTTTACAAAATACAAACGATACTGTACAACAGCAGCAAAAGCCCCCCGCCCCCGTTACTTCGATACCAAGAGATGAAAAAGCGGAGGCATGGAGAAACGATAATTCGTGGTTTGGCAGTGACGACGAGATGACAGCGTCGGCTCTGGGTTACCATAGCAAGCTAGTAAAAGAGGGTGTAGACCCTACGTCGGATGAATACTACGAGAAAGTAAATTCTCGCATGCGAAAATTGTTCCCTGAGAACTTTGATGACGATATTGAAGACGCAACGGAACCCCGAGTAGTAAAGAAAGCAGCAAATGTGGTCGCACCCGCTACGCGGAGCACAGCACCTATCAAGGTGCGATTAAGCGATACACAAGTTGCGCTGGCTAAGAAATTGGGAGTACCACTTGCAGACTACGCCAAACAGGTTGCGCTATTGAGGAGATCATAATGGCCGATAACAGAATTGACCGAGAACTGGAAAAACGTGAACGTACCCCGCGCAAACAAGCGTGGCGTCGCCCAGAAACACTGCCCTCTCCGACCCCGGAAGCAGGGTATACGTTCCACTGGGTTCGTGTGAGTACCCGAGGACAAGCTGATGCGATCAATGTATCTTCTAAACTCCGTGAAGGTTGGGAGCCCGTACGCGCAGTGGATCACCCAGAGATTTTCCTGAGTAGCATCGAGAATGAGCGCTTCAAGGACAATATCGTGATTGGTGGCCTGCTTCTGTGTAAAGCGCCGGTCGAGCTGGTTGAAGAGCGTAATGCCTATTACGCCAACCAAACCAAGGCTCAGATGATCGCTGTGGACCAAAATCTTATGCGGGAAAACGACCCTAGAATGCCTCTCTTCAACGAGAGAAAAACTACGGTAACTTTTGGTAAAGGTTAATTTGAGGATTTTATCATGGCTACAACTGCCGCACCGTACGGGCTTCGCCCCGTTAAACGACTAGACGGGATGCCCTATGCGGGCGCCACCTCTAGCTACTTGATTGACCCGGCTGGAGAGGCCACAAACCTCTTCTACGGCCAAGTTGTTATTCTTGGCGCAGACGGCTACGTTGCTCTTTCTACAGCAACTGGAGCGGACGCAACCACCAACAACCTCGGCGGCAATGGTGTTGGCGCACTGGGTGTGTTCGTTGGTTGTGAGTACGTAAATGCCCAAGGGCAAGTGATTTTCAGTCAGTACTACCCCTCCGGCACTACCGGCGTGGTTAAAGCGTACGTTGTCGATGACCCCTTTGTTCTGTTCCAAGCCCAGTTGGATGGCGCAGGCACACAAACGATCATCGGAACCAACACGCTGTTCCCAGCGGTACAAAGCACGAGCACAGGTAGCACCGCTACCGGTAACTCAACATCAGCGCTTGACGCCACGGTGCAGACTACTGCGGGCGCCTTCCGCATTGTTTCCTTTGTGTCGCCCACAAGCGACGCATTCCCAGACGTGTTGGTAGCCTTTAGTAATGGCTTCCACCGCTACACCAACAATGTGGGCCTATAAGGAGCTTTGAACCATGGCTATTTCACGCGCACAGCTATTGAAAGAACTCCTGCCGGGGCTTAACGCTCTGTTTGGCATGGAGTATGCAAAATACGGCGAAGAACACACTGAGATTTACGAAAGTGAAACTTCAGAGCGTTCCTTTGAAGAAGAAACCAAGCTGTCTGGCTTTGGCGCTGCCCCCGTTAAAAACGAAGGCTCCGCTATTGCGTATGACAATGCACAAGAAGCGTTCACCGCTCGATACACTCACGAAACCATCGCAATGGGCTTCTCCATCACTGAAGAAGCGGTTGAAGATAACCTGTATGACTCGCTGTCTACTCGTTATACCAAAGCGCTGGCTCGTGCCATGGCGTACACCAAGCAGGTAAAAGCAGCAGCTATCCTGAACACCGCGTTTACTGGGTCGGGCAATCCAACCTACGGCGACGGTCAGGTGTTGTGCTCCACTGCGCACCCGCTGGTGTCTGGTGGAGTTAACAGCAACCGTCCTACCACTGGCTCTGACCTGAACGAGACTTCTTTGGAAGCCGCCGTCATTCAGATCGCTGCGTGGACTGATGAACGTGGCCTGTTGATCGCTGCTAAACCGGCGAAGCTGATTGTGCCTCCAAGTCTGATGTTCGTCGCAACTCGCCTGCTCGAAACTGAGCTGCGCGTAGGCACTGCGGACAACGACCTTAACGCCCTGAAAACCAACGGCTCTATCCCCGGCGGATATGCGGTTAACCACTACCTAACCGACACGAACGCTTGGTTCCTGATGACTGACGTACCGAACGGACTGAAGCACTTCACCCGTACGCCGATGCAGACGTCAATGGACGCCGACTTTGATACAGGCAACGCCCGTTACAAGGCGCGTGAAAGATATTCGTTCGGAGTGAGCGACCCCTTGGGTATCTTCGGATCACCCGGCGCTTCGTAAGTAAATCAACGACTTACGTCGTTACGAAAGGGCCCTTCGGGGCCCTTTTTGTTTTTGGATTGACATAAACGTACTCAACTGGTACAAATGGCGCATCCCCGGAACATCTTACGCGCTGCAGACCGACCGGGCGGACGACATGCAGACTGAAGCGCAACACTTGCATGTGAGGAATTTCTAATGGCTTCGACTACTTTTTCCGGTCCAGTTACTTCAACCAATGGTTTTATCGGAACTCTGACCGGCAACGTCACTGGTAATATTGCAGGCTCCGGTAGCGTCACGCATGCCACAACCTCCGCCATTAACGCAACTGCAACTGCCACGGCAGCCCAAGTTGCGACCGGGTACATCACTTCTACTTCTGCTGCAGCAACCACCATCACGCTCCCAACAGGAACTCTGTTAGGCGCAGCTCTTGGCGCGGTTCAGGGCACAGTCTTTGACCTCTACGTTGACAACACTGCCGGTGCTAACACCGTGACTATTGCCGTGGCCGTAAACGGCATTTTGTCTACCGCCGCTGCGGACACTGCCGGTAGCTTTGGTGATCTGACCGTGGCTGCAGGTGCAACGGGTTTGGCTCGTTTCACGCTTATGTTCTCAAGCGCAACGGCGTACGTGTTCACACGCACTGCGTAAGTTAGGGGGTTGACCGTGGGAGTCTCTAGCGCAGGAGTCAGCGACTACGTCAATACATCTTCGGGGGTCGCTATTGGCGTTTACGCCGCTAACGGAATCTCCGGCGCGGGGGTCTCTGTTGTTTTGGAGTTTACCCCCGCTGATCTATTTACCTCTGGCTCCGTGGGCTTCTGGCACGACTACACCGACCCTACCACGTGGTTCCAAGACACTGCCGGGACAACTCCTGCCGCTGCGCTGGGCGATCCTGTGGGGCGCGTCAATGACAAGTCTGGTAACTCGATAACGGGGCTTCAAGCCACGTCAGCAGCGCGGCCTACATACGGTCGTATGCCGCTGGGCGGGGTGCGGAATCAAATAACTTTTTCTGAAGACTTAACTAACGCAGCGTGGACAAAATCCAGAGTAACTGCAGCGTCAGCAACAAATGTTGTTGAGACGACTGCCCTAGACACTCACGCGGTAACGTGGTCTGGCATTGCGGCGGTTTCTGGCTTTGCGTATACCGCTACCGTAACGCTAGAAAAGGGGGTATTGGCTACGGCCCCCACCTTCATGGAAATACTTTTTTCTGGTGGCGGATTTGGTAGTGTTCAGTACGCTATAGTGAATGTGGAGACTGGCGCAGTGGTCTCCACGGCAGGGGGGGCAACTTGCACATCAGCTGCAGACCCTGCGGGCGGCTTTCGATTTTCGTACACCGCGACCGCGATTTCAACTGCAACGGCAGGCTTCAACGTACAGTTCTGTAACAACAACTCAACGGCGGTACGCGCACCCTCATACGCGGGGCTCACCACCTCCGACTGCAGTGTGTATAGGGCGCAGGTTGAAAGAAGCGCTACCGCCACCGCATACCAAAAAGTCGTCCAAGCCTACGACGTAACCGAATCTGGCGTCGCATCCGTTGACGCCTTGTGGTTCGATGGGGTGGATGACTTCTTGGACCTCACGGCGGCGGGAGCTGGGCTGGCTCGCAATACCGGGCGGTTTACGGTGTTCGCCTCTGGGCTACACACAAAAGTCCTGACCTCCACACAGTTCCAGTTCGTGGCTACCATGTCTGCCTCCGTTGCAACAAGGGTATCAATTGGAGGGGGCGCAACCAACTTAACTACTATACAAGCCAGACGAACGGCAGCTGACTCCTATCAGCCGTCTTTGCAATTTGCCGCGTCCTCGTTCATTCCATACATCAGGACCGGAGTCCTCTCCTACGCCACCCGGCTTGGAGAGTTGCGAGTTGACGGAGCACTCGTTGACTCTGATGCGACGTTCTTTACCGCGGGCAACACAGAGGACAGCGACTCTCAGAACGTGTACGTGGCCCGAGTAAGCACCCTGTACTTCGGCGGATTCATGACAGGCGTCATCACAGTCAAAGGCGTCACGCTCTCCGAATCACAACTCCTGCAAACCGAGCGATACCTTGGTGAGCAGATCGGGGTGACGATATGACGACGCGATACACCACGAGAGCGACCATTGCGGTTCCACAGGCAATGATTTCGGACGCCAACCAACTGGCTGCGTGCATGGGCCTGTCACTGGAAGATTTGAACACGTTCGGGGCAGCATCCTACCGAGACGAACAGGGCAATCTTTACGCCGTGTGCTCTGCTGCCATGACCCCGAGAGTACTGCAAGAAGTGAGCGCTGGACAGCTCGTAAGGCCGGAGTTTGATCCTAACAGGCAGATCAACATGACCGGGGCGGGTCGAGCATTAGCGTTGCTGGTCATTGACGTGGTTCCGGCATCGCCTGAAAAGATCGTGGCGATCATCGACATCAACCCAAGCAGCGCGATTACAGCTATGGGCCTGACTCAAGATTCATCAACCGAATGATGCGCTAAAGCGCAAAGCCAAAAAGTGGCGTTAGAGGAGTAAGTCATGCGAGCGATCATAGTATCACAGACGGGGGCGGGGTCTTCGGCAACAATACCTCTCGACACTTACGCAAACCCGTTCAACGTAGGCATCGGGGTGGTGGTGACGGGTACAGTGAACTATACTATTCAGCACACGTTTGACGACGTGCAGGATGCGGCAGTAACCCCGACGTGGTTCAGTCAACCCGCCCTGTTGGCGCTATCGGCAAATGCCGACGGTAACTACGCCTTCCCGGTCACGGCGATCAAGATTCTTGTGAACTCAGGTGCTGGTACTGCGACCGCAAAAATTATCCAAGCGGGCATGCCCGGGAAGTGATAAATGGCTAAATCACCAGCGTGGACTCGTAAGGAAGGCAAAGACCCTAAAGGCGGGCTAAATGCCAAGGGGCGTGCCAGCTACAACAAGGCAAACCCGGGCAAACCCGGACTAAAGCCTCCCGCGCCGAAGCCCAAAACAGACAAGGATGCAGCGCGACGAAAGTCATTCTGTGCCCGGATGACCGGCATGAAAGCCAAGAACACCAGCTCTAAAACGGCGAACGACCCGAACAGTCGCATAAACAAAAGCCTTCGGGCTTGGAATTGCTGAGGTGAGACATGGCGAAATCAAAAGAAGAAACGCATAAGAGGCGCGTGAAGGAGTACGAGGCCGAGTACGTAGCAAAAAAAGCTAAAGGCCCCCTGCCTGCGAGTGAGTACACCCCCGTGGGAGAACAAAGGCGCAGGATGGGGCTGCCGCCGGAGGAAAACGACCCCCTGTTTAGAGCGCAGGAAGAAGCCAGAGATCGGATTGTGGGGACGAAAAAAGCTAAAGAGTTTTCAAGCGGCGGAAAAGTACGCGGCGATGGTATCTGTCAGCGCGGCAGAACTAAGGGGAGGATGGTGTAATGCCAGCCGTTTCCAAACGACAGCGAAAGTTCATGATGGCCGTAGCAAATAACCCTAAATTTGCCAAACAAGTGGGCGTCCCCCAGAAGGTAGGCAAAGAATTCAGCGGCGCTGATAAGCGCAAAGGAGCAAAGAAATGATGGATATGAAGATGGTATCTCCCCGTAAGCGTATGGACATGGAAGGCTCTGGCCCAATGAAGAAAATGGCAATGGGCGGTTCCTGCGGCACCAAGAAAATGATGAGCGGCGGCATGACCAAGGGCTACGCCAAAGGCGGCATGACTCGCGGTGATGGTTGCTGTATGAAAGGCCACACCAAAGGCAAGATGGTCTGACTATGAGACCCTGCCGCGGGATGGGGGCAGTGGCCCCCGCTAAGCTGCCCGGGCCCGCTTTCAAAAAAGGCGGAACCGTTAAAGACGCATGCTACAATAAGGTGAAAGCGTCGTACAAAGTTTTTCCATCGGCCTACGCTTCTGGGGCCATTGCCAAGTGCCGTAAACGCGGGGGCTAAAATGGCTGTTCGGAAAACTGAGAAGGGCGCGGCGCTCAAACGCTGGTTCAAGGAAGACTGGAAGGACGTGCGCACCGGCAAGGCGTGCGGTCGCCAAGAGGGCGAAAAACGCGGCACGCCGTACTGCCGACCGAGTAAACGGGTCTCAAGCAAAACGCCAAAGACGGCATCTGAGATAACCCCAGCGGAAAAAAGTTCGCGTATCGCCCAGAAGAAAAGTCTAGGCCAGCCTGCCGGCGCTCCAAAGAGAGTTGATCCGCTGAAGAGGAAAAAGTAATGGCGACGTCCGGCACTACCGCGTTCAACTTGGATTTTACCGAGATTGCTGAAGAGGCGTGGGAACGTGCTGGGCGTGAGATGCGTTCTGGCTACGACCTGCGTACAGCGCGTCGCTCGATGAACCTGCTCACCATTGAGTGGCAGAATCGCGGTATCAACATGTGGACGATTGAAGAAGGCACCATCAATCTGGGCCAAGGTATCGCCACGTACGACTTGCCGGCGGATACCATAGACCTGCTAGAGCACGTTGTGCGTACCGGAGCGGGCAGCGCTTCTACGCAGTCAGACCTGAACATCTCCAGAATAAGCGTCTCCACATACTCGACTATCCCCAACAAGCTCACTCAGGGGCGCCCCATTCAGCTTTACATCGACCGGGGACAAGAGAATCCAACAGTAACGGTGTGGCCCGTGCCGGACCAAGGGACGACCGTCGCTCCGTACTACGTGATTAAGTACTGGAGGATGCGCCGCATTCAAGACGCGGGGGCCGGGGCTCAGACCCCTGACGTCAACTTCCGTTTCCTGCCGTGTTTGGTAGCGGGGCTTGGCTACTACATCGCGCAGAAAGACCCTGCGTTGATGCCGCGCATCCCCATGCTACAGGCGGAGTACGAGCGTCAGTTTGAGTTGGCCGCGGGCGAAGATAGAGAAAAGGCCCCGGTTCGCTTTGTGCCTCGCATGTACTACACGAGGTAGCGATGAGCAATCGGTTTGCTTCTAGCCAAAAAGCGCTAGCGCTGTGTGACGTGTGCGGGTTCCCGTACAAGCTGCGAGAGCTGCGAGAGTTGATCGTCAAAGGTAGAAACACCAACGTGCGCGCCTGCCCCGAGTGCTGGAACCCGGATCACCCGCAGCTGCACCTTGGCGAGTTTCCCGTGGATGACCCGCAAGCGTTGCGCAATCCAAGACCCGATTTTAGTGAGTTCCCGCAAGAACGTGCGTTGATCCTTCCAGTATTGGGCGTGTCCGCCGGGGGTACCGTAGGGTACGTAACAATAGTAATATCTTAGGAGACAGGGCGATGAAAAAAAGTAACGCAGGTCCAAAGGTTGTTGTGATGCC